GCACTGTTTCCTACAGCGGGACAATTTCAGTGCAGTTCTTTAATGCTCTGAAATACTCCGTGTCCTCTCTCGTCAGCACAGGACATAGAGACTTCCAGTAATTCTTCAAAAAGGATTCTTGGGAGCCTCGTAGTTCGATGTACATGACGGGAGATTCCAGCGAAACAAACTCCCCGGATGGGATGGAAAGTCCCCGACTTCGAAGTTTTACAACTTCACGGAAGTCGGAGAATTTCCCTCTAGCATCCGGATGAGGAAGGTCGAATGGAAGGATTACCGGATCAAACGGCAACTTTTCAAACCAGTTCTCAGGCACCGATGCAAATCGGTGGTCAAGAATCGGTCGCACAGTACACCGTCTCCGTAAGGAGGCAAGATACTGCGCATGATCAGTTGCGGTTTGAGGCTTTAATCCTGGTTTTGGGTTCAAACCTCCAAATTCAGTCGAAACTTCAAGACTCTTATGAGTCTTCTGAAGAACCAACTTCATTCGGCTGACAATGAGCCACTCAGGGAAACCTCTCTTGATAAGAGTGGTCACCGTGGATGGATCATTGGAACCCAAACCCTTCCACTTCCCACATTCTGGTATCCGTTGACCCTCAAAAAAGATCTGAGAGTCAATGGATCCCCAATTGTTAGACCAGTAGTTCTTACCGATGGAGAGCTCCAATCCTAAATTAGGACATAGAGATCTCCATCGATTGAACTGGTCTCTGGTCAATCTTGCCAGTACATCATCACCATGGATGAGTGCTGGAAGATTGCCCAGAGAGGAACCGGTCGCCTTAGCGATAGTAAAGGCATTAGCAATTGAGAGTATCGGGAAGGACAGGAGTGAACCCATGAGCTGACCGTTGGTCTGCTCAATGGGCTCAATACCTGTCCAACCTGGATACTGGACAATGTGGGGAGAGGATTCCATAAGGACATAGGGGACAAGTTCGGGATACTGGGTCTCCAGGAGATTAGTAATCTCTTCTATACAAACAGACATAATTTGAGAATTAAGTCCATCCGTAGCAGAAGAGTAATCTCCGGAGAGCCAGTAACCTGGAATGTTTACCATCTCCTTCACCTGATCATCATAATTGGGGGTGAAACAGGGCATGAAGCACTTCCACTGAGCAAGGCTATTAAACATTGCTCGTTGGAGGGGCTTCAAGGCCCAGTTATCACCATCGCCGACCGTGATCATTCGAACCTTTAGGGGTTCTAAGATCGCGACGGCTTTTACCCGATTATGATGAACGGGCTCCTTAGGATAACTCAAGTACCAATCATCACCGAGATGTTGAAGGAATCGATCCGACAACATCTCCTGATAGAAGGTCGACTTCTGTTTCCAACCTCTGATCAGGGTCTGGAAGATATAGTCTTCTATATCTTTCTGACCACTGGCCAAAGGTTTACGGGAAACAGAGGACGAACCTGGCTTGAGTTTCCAGGTCCCATCGGAAAGCTGTTCCCACTGAAGATTCTCTTCGTGTAGGAACAGCCTTCCTTTGGGATCTCTACTAATCCGTAGATAGGTGTCAAATCGGCGATCAATCGCCCGATCGTTCATGAGATTCAAAGTCATGTAACGGTTCATTTGAAACCTATCCAGGTTAGTGGAAAGGAGAAGAAGGGGGGAGGTAAATTTCATTCCCTTGTGTCGAAGATCCGCCATAGGCAGACGATAGTCCACCGAAGAACACATGGTGATAAACTCCATGGATTCAGGGTGATCTGTCATCTGCTTAACATTCTTCTGCCCAAAATCATCAATCAAGGTGAGAGGTTGCTGGTTGTACCCATCCCAGTGTTTAATCACACTGGAACGAGTATAACAAGCATCATCCCAATCTTTATCGATGAAATTGGAGAACCTCTTAATCAATCGGTTCTGCAGAAGACTCTTTCCGCTACCTAATGGTCCAGACAAGACAACACAGGTGGGCTCTAGTCGGGGATGATCGGGTTGAATAAGGGTAACCTTACTCATCCTTTTCATCTGATCCGAATAGAGCCCACCTGAGCTTCTGTTTGTATCATAGGTAGCGTGAGAGTTCGGAAGGCGGGTCTTACGACCAAGGAAAGGCACCATTCCATTCACCCAAGGTTGGATGAACGAACGGAATTCCTTCAAGAGATGACGGTCGGTAGTGACGACTTTCTGTAGTTGGATGGCATGTTTCTTGAAACTTTCAAGAATCATGCCGTCTGGTGCATCTAGGGCCAAAGCCTTAGATTGCATCAAATCCCAAAATACAGTCAGTCGTCTCCGACGGGTCATCTCGGAAGGAACCGTGGCCTTTTCCAGACTTCTTCTGAATCCACCATAGAACAGGTTTTGACCCTCTATTAATACAGAGGGTCTCTCCTGTTCCATCTGGATTGAGAAGAAGTCCGCAAGGAGGCCTTTGAAGGCCTTGGGAAGGGAGTTCGTCTCGATGGGAGACAGAGTCGTTGTCATGTGAGTGTATTGCTTTCTGAAGGAAAAGTGAACTTTTGGAAAGTTCACTGACCTCCAGACAGCAATACACTCCGTATAGGAATTCAGCGCCATCTCTCGATAGCACTGGTCACTTTTTCCTTGTGGTTTGGTCTTACGACCTTGCACAGGGAAGGGTGATGACGTTCCCGACTCAACCGGATTGTGGACTTTAGTTTTGTTCGCAACTCGGTTTACACCTAACAGTCGAGTCAGACCGGGTTAGGCGTGCCTTTTCTCCTCTTGGTGGGGTTTGCCCACGGCGGGAGGTATTCCCTAAATAGGGACCGCCTTTAATGCGCAGCACGGTTTCTCACTCTGTTCGTTTGGCAAAATGTTCAGAATTTGAGATCTGGTATACGCAAGTCGTGTGAACACCACCACTGTCTTTGCAGACAAAAACGGCAATGGTCAAGAGTACTGTACTCTTAC